CATACATCAAAAGTCCAATGTATGGAGCTGTTTCAGAACCTACCAAGGGTCTGGCACTCCTCGCGCCTTTCACGGCACCAGACGGCACCGTCAAATCGCCGCTCCATCTCGCTCACAAGAAGCAGATGACAGTCAATGTCACTACTAATGAGCAGGATGTCGAAGCCGCGGTTCTCAGCGTTGTCAAGCTGCTCAAACCCTGCATTCGGAACTCGAACCGACTCCTCACTTTCCGTGAGGCAGTCGAGGGCGCCAAGGACCTTACAAACCTGAAGCCCATCCCACGTTCCAAGTCAGCAGGCGTGTCGGCCTTGTACCGACCGAGCCTCTTCAACCCTGGGAAGACTGCCGCATTCGGCCACGAAGGAGACTTTGTCTTTGACACACCTGGCGCAAAGTTCGTCGAAAGGGAGGTCGCAGCCACCCTGGAGACTTGCAAGCAAGGTATTGACCCTGGCTTCATCAGTATCGACACATTGAAGGACGAAAAGTTGCCCCTCGAAAAAGTGTCTATTGGGAAGACCAGAATCATCCGTGCCAACGACATCGTCGCCACTGTTGTGACGCGCATGCTTTTCGGAGCTGTGGCAAGCGACCTGGTCGACAACAAGATCTTCAACGGCATTGCTGTGGGTATCAACCCCTACTCAAAAGACTGGGAACATCTCGTGAAGCACATTACGTGCCTCGGACCCCATGTGGTCGCGGGTGATTTCTCCGGTTATGACAACAGCCAGTCGTGCCAGCTCTTGACCGCCGTTATCAAGGTGCTGAAGACCTTGTGTGCTTTTGAGGACCCGCAACTCAACACCGCCATCGACGCGGTCGGAGTGTCGCTTTCTCAGCCACGTTACCTCACAGGGAGAAAGGTGTACGAGCAGGACCATGGGCTGCCTTCAGGCAACCCCCTGACCTCGATCATGAATTCCATTTTCGGTCTGATTGCATTCAGACTGGTTTGGTTGGATTGCACATACCACATGTACCCGACACGGACCCTCAGTATGAAGGGGTTCGAAGACAATGTGAGAGTGGAAATGTATGGAGACGACAACATTCTGAACATTGCGGAAAACGTGATTGACGTATTCAATCAAAAGACGATCATGGCACACGCGCCTTCAAAAGGCCTGATCTACACGTGCGAGGACAAAACAAATCTCAACCCACCTGCTTTTCGCAAAATCACTGAGATATCGTTCCTCAAACGTGAGTTCCGGTACGAACCTGCGCTCGACCGAATCGTCGCCCCGCTGGACCTTGACACGGTCCTCGAGATGAGCTACTTCACAAAGAGAGGCGGCTCAGAGCTTTCGATCACAACAGACAACGTGGTCAACAGCCTGCGGGAATTGTCACTCCACGGAAGGGAGGTCTACAACACCTACGCTCCACAGTTGGTTTCGGCCGCTGCAGAGCGATATGGGGCAGACATACCTCTCCTTACGTGGGCATCCCAGATTGCGGAA